ATGACTGCAGGCCCAGCCGCAGCACGAGACAACATTAGTATGTACAACTGCTCTTACATAGCTATAGATAACATCGTAGCCTTTGATGAAGCTATGCACGTTCTTATGTGCGGTACTGGGGTAGGCTTCTCAGTAGAGAGGCAGTACGTTCAGAAGCTACCAGACGTACCTACGTTGTTTGACAGTGAGACTAACATCGTTGTTAAGGATAGCAAAGAGGGCTGGTCTAAAGCTCTGCGTCAACTCATTGCTCTCCTGTACAGTGGAGAGATACCTACATGGGATACCAGCAGAGTTCGCCCTGCAGGTGCTAGGCTCAGGACGTTTGGTGGCAGGGCGTCAGGCCCAGCGCCACTGATAGACTTGTTTAACTTTGCCATAACTACATTCAAGGCTGCACAAGGACGCCGCCTGTCTAGCATAGAATGCCATGACCTTATGTGTAAGATTGGTGAGGTAGTGGTAGTTGGGGGTGTAAGACGCTCAGCAACAATCAGCCTATCAAATCTGTCTGATGATAAGATGCGGCACGCTAAGTCAGGTGCATGGTGGGAGAACAACCCACATCGTGCGTTAGCTAACAACTCTGTGTGTTACACTGAGAAGCCTGACAGTCTATCCTTCATGCGTGAGTGGATGTCGTTGGTTGAGTCAGGCTCAGGTGAGCGTGGTATCTTCAACCGTGAGGCAGCTAAGAAGCAAGCAGCTAAGAATGGCAGGCGTGATGCAGACCATGACTTCGGCACGAACCCTTGCAGTGAGATCATATTACGATCAGGGCAAGTATGTAATTTAACGGAGTGTGTAGTACGTGCAACAGATAGTCTTCAAGACCTTGAGAAAAAAGTTCGTATTGCTACGATACTGGGTACTATTCAATCTACCTTCACTAAGTTCCCCTATCTGCGAAAACTGTGGGTGCGAAATACAGAAGAAGAACGCCTGTTGGGTGTGTCACTCACAGGGATAATGGACAACCCATTACTGACAACAGCTAACGCAGGATTGGATAAAACTCTTGAGCACTTACGTTCTATTGCTGTCTCTACTAACACTGAGTGGGCTGAGCGCCTTGGCATCCCTGTTTCTACTGCTATCACTTGTGTTAAGCCGTCAGGAACGGTATCTCAAATGGTGTCATCTAGCAGTGGCATCCACTCTCGTCACTCCCCCTATTATATTCGTACTGTTAGGGGTGACGTTAAAGACCCTCTGACTCAGTTCATGCAAGATCAAGGAGTACCTAGTGAGCCTTGTGTAATGAAACCTGACACAACAGTAGTGTTTAGCTTTCCTCAGAAGTCTCCTGAGGGCGCAGTCTGTACTAAGGACACTACTGCAATTCAACAACTAGAGATGTGGTTAGCTTATCAGAGACACTGGTGTGAGCACAAACCTAGCGTAACTATCAACGTCAAGTCAGATGAGTGGCTTGAGGTTGGGGCGTTTGTATACAAACACTTTGACGAAATGAGTGGTGTTTCTTTCTTACCATTCAATGAGCATACGTATCAACAAGCGCCCTATCAAGACTGCAGTAAGGAAGCCTATGAGAACTTGCTCTCTTGTATGCCGACTTCAATTAACTGGGAGGGACTTTCAGAGTACGAGCAAGAAGATAATACAGCAGGTAGTCAGACATTAGCGTGCTCTGGTGATAGCTGTGAAATTGTAGACTTAACCTAAGGAAAAATAATATGTTAGAATCAGTATTTATCGCAAGCCTTCAAATCCTCGCAACACTAGGAGTTTCAGTGTCTGTAGTAGAGTACGCTGCATCCTTCTTTGCAGCAGCGCCAGCAATATAACTTCTTCACCTGAGCATGTGACTAAACTGCTCACACTATAACAAATGTAAGGAGCACTAGGTAAACACATGAAACAGATAACAATATCTCAGGGTATGATTGATGCAGCCCGGAAGAAGTCTAATGACATGGGCCTATTAAAAAACAGTATTACTGGAGGGGGTGGCAACGTTGCAGGTTTTTTAGGTGAGGATTGTGCTAGGATTATATTAGGCGGCAAAGAAGCTAACACCTATGACTATGATTTAAAGCTAGAAGATGGGCGCACCGTTGACGTAAAGACTAAACGTACAACTGTACCACCTAAGCGCTACTACGAGTGCTCTGTTGCTGAGTTTAATACAAGACAGAAGTGCGACTACTACGCCTTTGTACGAGTACATAATGACCTGCACACAGCGTGGTTCTTAGGGGTTTACCCTAAAGATAAGTACTACGATGATGCAACCTATCTACGCAAGGGTGAGGTTGATCCTAGTAATAACTTTACTGTGAAGTCTAACTGTTACAACATGGCTATCAGTGCATTAGAGGAAGCAATGTGAAACTAGAACGTGAGGCTAAAGAGCACCTAGACAGTAAACGTAAAGTATTTAATGAAGGCCTACAAGATCACTTCACATGGGTTGAGGAGTTCTTAGATGATAATCTTTGGAGTACAACGGAGCTAGATGTAGTTAAGCAGAACCTTACTACTGCACTGTTGTGGGCAAGACGCTCTGCAGATACGCATGGTATTAAATAAAACTACGGAGGGGCAGCTTAGTGTTGCCCCTTCTTTTATTCTAACAGGTCTTTATATTTTTGTGAGTCTTCTCTTTGAAGTTGTATGTACATAGTTAGAAAGTCTAATTGGTTCTCATCTAAATCTGTAATTTCCATATCTATATTTAATGCTACTAATGCTTTCTCTAAGTCAACCTTAGAAGAACCAGCCCCTCCCTTACTTAAGTTGTAAAGCTTAAGAGTTCTTGTATCTTTAGGGTCAATGCTATTTTCAAGCACATTTATAGTAGATGTCCTAGCTCTTTGAAGAGCGCCTGTAAACATCTTAGTCCGTGACTCTGTATTACCATCTCTCCATGCAGGACTATTTACTGCATTCTCAGCTTCAAATTCTAAGAACGCATTTATATATTTATTAAGATCATTCCGTACTTCAGGAATAAAAGACTTGATGTTAGTGCGCCACTGAGGTTTACCTATCTCATTAAACATACGTTGAGTAGATGTTTGACCCGGAACCTCACGATAACCAAAGATCCTACCTATGGGTGCCATTGCAGGAGTATCAGTTACTGCATTAAACTTTTCTGGTGCTAACTCCTCTCCACTCAATAAGGTAAAGATCTGATCTACATACCTAGCAGATTTGTTTATAAACTCTGAGCCTTGCTTACGATCAATAGGAGTGAAGTTTTCACCTCTACTTAGGGCAATGATCTGATTAACAGGATCAAGGGGTCTTGAGTAAGCACTGAGGTACATAGAGCCTGTGTCTTGCACAACTTTAATTAGACCATCTCTAACTGCAACGTCCTCTCCTGTTGCAATGTCTGCAAACAAATCGTAGGACATCTTAGCTGTGTCACCTAGCTGTCGTGTAAGATTCTTAGGACCAAATACAGTTACGACTTCTCTCCACATTTCAGGAGGGATTACTCCATCTCTAACCACGTGAGCACCTAGACGCCCCATAGCTTTGTAGTAACTGTACGGGAAGTCATACATACGGTTACGTATTGCACCATCACTGCCACGCTCATCAAATAAAGCTAGGCCTTCTTCCATGTTCTTCATCTCACGAGCCGTTACAACTCCAATAAAAGAAACGCCTACTGCAGACTTAGTAAGCAACTCTAAAGGGTCACGGCTAGTACCAGCTACATACTTATGTACTAAGCTTATGCCTGTATGATCAAACATATGTCCTAGTGTATTGTTAAAGAACTGCCCAAAGGGAACCATTGCACCAAACACAGGAACCTTACGTAAGTCTTCTATGAATCTAGCAGCAAGTGTCAGTGCACCCTCTGCACCTTTCTTACGATCTCCTCCATAGGACTTTGCGTACACGTTACGTAGTGCATCTTCAACAGCTGAAGCTTGTATTCTAACGTAGTCATCACCCTTCATGGATTTATATAGGTTAGGATCTTGCAAGAAATCTGCGTAGCTCTTACCGTAGTTTATACGTATTTGTTTGTCTAATGAATACATAAACTCTTGTGACTTGGTGAACATATCCTGTGCTTTTACTCCGTACATTGTCTGAGCAAAGTCCATGACTTTCTCCCAAGCACCGGGATTAGTAGTATCATCTAGTTTAAAACCTAAGTTTTTGTACACATCATCAAGCTCAATGCCACCTGACATGTAGCGGAACAATTCTCTCTGAGACTTAGGATTAGCTGCAAGGAAAGAAAATGCTGCCTGTTGTGTAGCATAGGGGCTTACTAAGTTTGTTAGCTTCTGACGTTGCAGGGTAAGCATAAGCTTGGACTTAGTAGCAAACTCTGTTGACTTAGTAGTACGTCCAATAGCCATCTCACCTAGAGCACGGCCTCCGTACAACGCACCCCTTATAGTATCACCTACAGATTGCATAGCTGTGGCGTTAGCCCAACCAACAATGTTGAGTGCAGTTGTACCGGGGTGTGTAATCAACATACGAATTAAGTTCTGCTGCATTGTAGCAGCACCCTCTTTGACTTTACCTCGTGCTGCTTCTACTATTGTAGGCTTAGGTGCATCAAGAGTTTCCTCTATAAGCTCATTGTATTTCTCTGCAGCTGTCTGACCTTTAGATAATTTTAAGTCTTGCTTAAGCTTAGAGAGCAAATGACCTTGACGCCCCCACTCACTAGATAAACTAGACAAGATATTTAAGCCACCTATTAAACTTGCAGGTTTTCCACCGGGATTAAACTCAGGAAGCTTCTGCATGGTAGATTTGTACAAAGAGTTAACTTCAGCTTTTGCTTCTTTAGGTAAAGACTTTATAGTCTCTGTTACAAAGTCTGTAAAGTTTGCAAAGGTATCATCTTCATTAGATAACTTAATACCGAAGTCATCAAAGATATTCTTTAGTCCCTTGAAGACATCATCTCCATCGTTTACTCCATGAAAGAATGCACCTAGTAACTCATCTCTACGTGGATCAGAGGCTCCCTCTGTAGTACGGCGAAGCTTGTCACCTTTGTTTACTTTAGCTGACCATCTAGCTGCAGCAGTACTACTTTTATTTAGTGCTTTATTAAATTCTTCAAAGTCCATATTCTTAATGGCTTCTTTATTACTCTTCTTACGCTGTGTTTTTGCTAGAGCCTCAACTGCTGCCTCTGTTGCAATAGCGTTGTCATGAGCTTGCATAAATAAAGGTAGGGTTGCTTCACTGTGAGGTGATTTGTTAAGTAAACTAAGACCATAGGCTAATGACCCACCAAATACACCTGTTACACCAGTAAGAGCACCCTGTAGTACGCTGTAATTATCTTGTACATTAGCTTGCATTTGAGCTTTTTGATACACAGTGTCTACAGTAACAGCAGCAGCACTATCAAAAGCTGCAGTGCTTAGTATTTCTTTTCGTGTCATTGCCTTGAGGCCTTCTTTAAAGGCACCCTCTGCAACACCTTCAACAGCCTCACCCTTAAGGATCTGACCTATTACTCTTTGCTCAATCTGATTGACTTGTACTTGCATAGCTTTAGTAAGCGTGCCTTTAGCAGCCTTCTTACCTAGTGATTCAGTTACAAGTTTCTTTACTGTTTCTTTAGCAAGACCTGCTGCAACCTTAGTAGCACCCCCTGTAATAAGTTTACCGAATCCTAGAGATACTAGGTTAACAGGGTCAACTATAAGGGCACGCCCGTAGTCGTACACAGCGTCAGCCTTCTGGGCAAACGTATACTCCTCAGAGAATGCACCCTTCATGTTGTCAAAGAGTTTGTATGCCTGACCTGCAGCTATCTTCTTAGTCTCATCGTCTGTACTGAGATAGGCTAACTCTGTTCCAGTTGTTATAGATTGACCAAAGTTAAACTTACGCATGTGGTTGACGAATGAATCCACAATCTTCTGACGCCCATGCCTATCTTCTTGCATACCAAAACGTTGATCCATGTACTGTCCAACTACAGCGAAGTTGTTGTCAGTCATTAGATCATTGATAGTCTGAGCATCAGGTAGTGATTGTACTGCCTGTCGTGTAGCAGTAGCTGTATCAGTAGGCTCAGCAGTATCTATAAAGTTATACTGATTTTCATTATTATCTATAGGATCAACAATATCTATAGGATCAGCAGTATCTATAAAGTTATACTGATTTTTATTATTGTCTATAGGATCAGCAGTATCTATAAAGTTATAATCAACCATTAGTTTTATTGTCCAATTACTTTTACTTCACCAATAGCTCCAGATAAACCTTGCTGGTTTACTATGAAATAATTAGCATTATATTTAACTACGTCACCGTCTTTAAGATTGCCTAGTTTTAATTCATTCTTTATACTATCAAAAGAGTTAAACTCAATAGAGTCTGAAACTTCTTGAGTGCTCTTAAGTTCTGTGTAAGGTATCTTTCCCATAGCAACTACATCTGCAGGGTCATTAGATCCTAATACTGGCTCTGGGTTTTTCTGTGGGATTATGCCCTTTAAAAACTCCCCAGTTTTACTTAAGAAACTTTGTTCTGGTTCAGGAATTTTACCATCCTCTAAGTCTTGTATTAAAGACATGACTGCAGCTTGAACATCTTCAGGTGCAGCATTTATCTTTGAAGTCATCTCAAGTGCTTTTGCTTCAAGTGCTTCCTTACTAAGACCTTTAGCGTCAGCCTCAAGATATTCTCTCACACTATCAAGGGCTGATGATAGAGCAATAGCATCCTCTTCCTTAGTTTCTCTATTAGTAGTTACGTCAACTTTTTGCCCTCTGTCTAAGTCTGTTAATGCTTTAGTAGATATAGTCTGCCATCCAGCAAGGATAGGATTATCTTTGACAGTATCAGGAACATCTAAAGATAACATCTGTTCTGTTAAGTCAGTTGGTTCAGTTAAGTCAGCCGAAACTAAATTAGGAAGATTACTTTTACTTACTTCTGGGTTTTGTTTAATTGCACCATCCAGTATAAAATATCTATCTCCTGATTGCTTTGCTTCAGCTGCCGTAGCATAAGTTTTTAAAGATTCTAAAGTTCCTATATCTGAATAATTTATCTGTGCTATACTATATCGCTTATTTATATCCATTGGTAAAGCAGTAGTAGCTATAGTTTTAGGTTTTGGACCTTCTCTTTTAGCTGCCTCACTAGAAAAGAAGTCAGGGACATACGCTGTAAAGAAGTCATTACCACTCAAACTTGATCCAGAAGTTGCATCGAAGCGTAATAAATAACCTTGTGCACTAGGTGAAAATTTTACCATGTCTGCTAATTCGCCATCAGCAATAGCTTTTTTTAATTTGTTACGTTCTATTTTTTCTTTATCTGAAAGGTTTGAAAAAGCAGTGGCACCCTCCATAGGCATAGAATCAAAATCTTTTTTAGCTTCAACTATTATCTGTTTAAATGCACCACCTGCTAACTGTTGATATGCATTAGGTGAATATATTTTAGGTAAGGCACCAAAATCTACAGATAGAGGAGAAGTCAAACTAGGTGCAGGTGTACCAGCAATACGCCTCATATCACTTTCAGTATAGTTATCTAGGTATGTTTCACTGCCACCTGCTTTAGGGTCTAAACCCATAGCTGCAAGGAACGCATTGCTTTCATTCTCTACTGGATTATCTGTAACATTTGCAGCATACAAACCAAAAGCTTTTGTAACCATGTCCTGATATGATGTATCAGAAGGTTTATAATCTTTTGTTCTTTGCATCATTTGTTTAACAACAGCAGGTGTTAATCTACTAGGGTCATTTTCAAACCCTTTAACTTTTTCATAAAGTGTAGATAAAGCTGCTGGACCTGAAGTATCTACAAGATATGTAAGATCTTCTGGCTCAAAATTTAAAGCCTCAAGTCGGGCCCCTATACCAATAACTTTGTTTGCTTCATCTTTAGCTTTTAACACAGATTGTGTGCCATACGTCTGAAGGAAGTCACGAGTCTTGGCCCGGTGCCCCCTGACAAACTTAGCGTGATCATCTAATGACTGACCAAAGCCTTCTGCCATACCTCCAAAAAAACTCAAAGCCATTTAAACACTCCTACTCATTAGACCTTTACCACTTGGCATGGGTTCTTCATTTATAATATTCTCTTCAGCAAGCATGTCTACTTTAGGTAGGTCTGAACTTACTTCTTCTTCTTCTGTGTCCGTAAGGTCTTGCTGCTCTTGCTCTTGTGCGGGTGTTATGTCAGATTGCATAGCTTCCAGATCATCTTCACCAGAAGAACCCATAGCGTCTAAAGTCTTGCGAGTAAACTCCTTGTTACCTTTACCTAAGCTGTCACTTAGTTTCTTACTAATCAACATACGAAGTCTTTCTTCTTGTAGCTCATCCTCAGTCTGATCATCTTCAAAAGTATCTTTGTAGTCGATCCCTGCAGTACGAGCCATGTATCCTAGCTCTTCCTCAACCACAGGTGCAACTATTAAGCTTACATCAATAGAATGCATCCCCTCACCTACTGCAGCTGTCAGCATACTACGAGCAAGGACATCTGTAGGATAGCCATACTCCATAAGAAAGAGAACAGATTCTGCAACGGGCTTCTCAGACAAACGATCTAGGTGAAAGACAACTGCTTTATTGGGGTCTGTAATTTCAGGAGGTCTTTCCCAAGCAAAGTTACTAGGTTCATCTGTAAGAGATTGTCCGGGTATGGGTGCCATCATTGCCATGTTACTTTACCTTACTACTTAGTGAAACCTGCACCGAAGTACAGGCCTATGATTGCTGATACTATGTGTGTATCTAATGGTGTTATTACAAAGCCGTTAGCTGACTTCCATTGTATTGCTTCGTCAGGACCAAACAGCCAGTTCGTAAAGCCACCTTGTACTTCTGTGTAACCTACAATAACATTTACTTCAGGATACCACACTGCCACTACCTTTGGCAAGACAATAATGGAGAACACAGCAGATAATGCTATGAGCCTACGTGTCCAAGCAAAGTGTGAGTCCGTCTTGCCTGCGTCACGTGCAGCGTTAACTTGGTCAGCTTTAAAATTAGCATTAGCTAAGAGCATTTTGTTTTGTTCTGCTTTAGACTTATTGGACTGACCCCATATTGACATCACCCCACCTAAGATAGTGGAGAATAGCATGGTTATTAGTTCTAGTGGAAGACCAAACATTATTCTATTCCTGCATTTATTATATCATCTGTAAAGTAGCTCAGTGCTTCTTCCCCACCTTCTGCCCTAGCTGTGGCTTTAATCCACTCCAGCATATTTGTTTTTTCAGGAAGCTTAGCTTTTTCACTATCTAACCCTTGGCTCTTAGCTATAACTAATGCATAGTTTTTCAAGTGAGGTAGCAAAGAACCTGTCTTTTTAAAGTGTGCTTTTTCGTCTGGCTCAGAAGCATAACGATTAACATACTCTTCTATAGTAGATGTTGCCTTTATGTTAGCCTCTATAACCTTTTTAAGCGCACGAACACCTAATTCAGGAGAGGTAAACGAAGCAAAGGTTTCTTCTGTATCTAAATTAGATTGACCTTTCCATTTATTCTTTGATGAGTTTTTAATGTTTCCTATATTGTTGTTACGCACGTTCAATGAAGCAGGTCTAATCTTAGGCCTATTCATAAGACCTACTACACCTGTGTCTTTTGCAGCTTCTTTATTTTTTATGGCTTTACGATCTGGTTTAAATAAATTTAAAGGGTCTGGTCCTTTTGGTGCATTAGATTCCTCATCTCCCATTAAGATAGCCATCCAAGACTTTCCTACATTGGCAACTTTTTTTTCATTAGCGTCATCCATCTGTTTGTTTTCTTCTCTCCTTGCACCCAAGGATCTTTGACGCATAGAATTTACAGTCTGTTCTGTATCTGCTAAGGTATCTGCAGCAACTTTTACGCCCTGCCCTTTAGTAGCAGAGCTTGATTCACTAAGTGCTTGCTCAATCGCAGCTTGAATAGAATCACCATCAACCTCTGCTAATATCTCACCTGCCATATTTGATCTATTGTTTTTACCACCAAATGCCATATCTAATACCTTGTTGTTATCATTATTATACTGCTGCCCCAGCACCACCTGTGATACCATAGAAGAGAAGCTTACCAAACAAACCACCAATAGCACTCTGTGAGTCTGCTGCAATTTGTGCATCTATAGCTGCCTTCTGTGCTGTTATACCCATCTGTGCCATAATAATATTGTTAGCACGATCTGATGAACTCTCTGCAGACTTCCAAGCCATAGACATCATGTCACGCTCACGCTGCCAGATCTGATCTATAGTAGATGCAGTAAAGGCATTGGATGCTTTAGCTGTCTCAGCATTAGAAATATTCTGTGCTGCACTATTTGTAGTCGCTACCTTCTGACGCCAAGCTGCGTTAGACTGTGCAACAACTAGCTGGTTAGTTGCATTAAAAGTATCCCGTTGATTTATTATATCTTTATTAAACTTAGTCATAGCATTTGTAGCATCAGCATCGAACTGAGACATAGCGTTAGTCTGACTAACATTGAACTGCTCTACTTGAGACTTCATGTTAGACATGAACTGATTAGTTTGATTTTCACTTGTAGCGTTGAATTGCTTTGTTGCATTCTCTGCAGCTGTATCAGTAAAGATAGACTGAATCATACTCTGAGACTTAAAAATCTCTGTCTGTTGTCTGTTATCTAAGTTAGACATATCCATCTGTAAGAAAGACTGAGCGTTCTGGGCAGCAGCTTGTTGTTGGTTAGACAAGTTAGCTAACTCTAGATTAGCTATAGCTGACGCTTCAGACATGACCATAGCTTGGCGGTTAGTTAAGTTAGCCATGTTCATTGAGTTAGCGTTACGAGAGTTCTCTAGTGCTATCTGTTGATCAGCAGTAAAGTTCATGTTAGCAACGTCAGCAATACGAGATGCATTCTGAACTTTAGCTTGGAAGTTCTGGTCAAACTCTTGGCCCATGAATGCAGCACGTTGTTCCGCTGCAAGCATGGCACGCTGTTGTCTGTTTGATAGGTTAGCCATCTCGAAGCCAGCGACAGTCTGTGCATCAGCAGCAGCTATAGGTAGCGCAGACTCCATAGCAGCCTGTACAAGAGCTTGTCCTGCCATGCTACTAGCACCTAACCCACGTGCAGCCATAGCTGTTGAAGCGGCTCTCAACGCCCCTGCAGCCCATGTAGGTGTGGCACCACCCTCAAAGTCTTCCATCAGCCCATCAAGCTGGCCCTGTACGGTAGCTTTTTCTGAAGGGGTAGCCTGTGCAGCTTGTACTTGCTCTGTAAACTTAGCAGCTTTAACAGCATCAGCTGAGCCAGAGATAAGTTCCCCCTCTTGAATCTCCCTAGTGACAGGGTTATTCATTACAATACTATTACCTTGTGCTGCTTTTAAGTCACCTACTGCAGTGTCGGTAGGCTCCATAGTTACGCCATCAAAGGTAGAGCCTTCTGATAGTGTACCTTGTGCTGCTTCTGTTTTGTCTACTTGAGCCTGTACTTCTGCTTTAGATGTATCAGTTCCCGCCTTAACTGTTGTAACAGTATCAGGAGCGTCAGCTTTAGCAGCATCTCCTACTTTAGTGACAGTACCTTGAGGTGCATCATCGCCTAGCTGGCCTTTGCTACCAGCAATTAGTTCATCAGATTTAACATCAATCTTATCTACTTCTGCTTTTTCAGCTAGAGAGCCGGGGTCAACTATTGCTACTGCAGTTTTACCTCTGACTCCACCCTCAACAATATTGCCAAGTTCTGCTTCTAGTTCAGCAACTCTAGCTTTTTTTGTTGCATTGCCGGGGTCTTCAGCTAGTTTTTGTTTGGCAGCTGTTAGTTGATTATTTTTTAATCTTGTAGCATCCCCACCAGCTGATGACTGACCTTGCCCACCAGTGTACTTAGTATCACCATAATCAGTAGTATCGCCGCCTATAGCATATCCTGAAGGCTTTTTAACTTTAGCTTCTGCTGCTTCAGCCTCTGCTTCAGATCCATAAGATTTACCTGCTGTAGATCCAAACTCTCCTGTCCAGCCTGTTCCTCTTAGAAATTTTGCCATATCTTTAACTTTCTTTTGTATATCGTGACTAAATTATGTAGTCTTTATATTATCGTAGTTTAACTCAAAACTGCTTAAAAGTCAAGTACTTTACCATTTGCCTTGTTGTGAACCTATTACGTAGAGAAGAGCAATTGTAGCTCCTATCCCTGCCAGTATCATTACAGTTATTAGTACACCGTTAATACAATTATCTATAAACTCTTGCTTGGCGTAGACTGCATCACGTTGCGCCTTACGTTGCTCACCTTCTATTTTTACTATCTCTTTCCAAGCTGATGGACCATACACGAAGGAGATATACTCCTTTAGTTCTGTCCTCATCTCCTTGAGCTTCTGTTTCTTTGTCCATACATCCAGAGCATTAGCTTGATTATTAGTGAACATCTTGTACATCGGAGGCTTCTTAGCCTTCTCATCAAGAAAGTCCATGTCACTTACTGCTTTAGACCAAGTAGATAGTGTACCACCTATA